TGTGATGCACTACATGCATGTCACAGGCATTGCTAGAATATCAACACAATCAACTGGAAGTACATTCGATACAGAAGTAAATGTGCAAGAATGGCATCTTAAAACAACAATTGCAAGATGTGTTGAATTGGTTGGTGAAGATATTATTGATTCTGGCAGATGGGTGATTACTGATAAAACTCAGTATAGTGGTACAGAATGGTATAAAATTCAAAAAGAATATTTAAGCAATAAACTTAAGAATGCTAAAAAATTAGAAATCGATACACCATTTTGGAATCGTGATCGCAGTGGTCCATTCAAAATGCTGATTCCTACTTTTACTGAATTGGATTCATTTACAGAATTTGAAACTGACGACGTAACTGATATGCAAGACAAAAATGATCTTGGTGATTCTGGTGGTAATACAATTCACATGCGCCAAGGTCTTGCAAAACTTCGTTTCCTAATGGAAGCACCCAGACTTAATTGTGGGTCTTACAACTATTTGTTGATGACTGCTCACATTGGTAAAGAAAGTACAATGCAAAATGCTGGTCCTGGTGGATCAGTACCTATCGTCAAACTTAAGCATTTAAAGAATGGCGATAAAATTAAAGGCACTACGGATAAATTTACATTTATTACGCATAACTGCTGGCATTGTTTTAATGCAACTCCTTTGATTAATCAAGGTACCAAAGGATCAGAATATCCTAGAGACAGCAATGACGATACAAATTTAGATACTGATCTAAATACTGTTAGTCTTCGCAATCTCCGTAGTAAGTCTGGTGCATCTGGTATGGCTCAAACTTTAATTGTATCTCAAATTGAAGGTGTATTGCCAAGTCTTACAGAATTCCACTATATCAAAGAAATGGATAGATACGGTCTAGATGGAAGTAATATAAGTTATGCATTGGATCTTTATCCTGATGTTAAATTAAGCAGAACAACAGTTCGTGGAAAAATTGATTCTGATGCAAAACTCAGGAGAGCATTAAACATTACATCTGAAATGTGTCAGATGAATGAGCTTTGGCGTAATCTAGATGAAGGTCTATTGTGCACACCTAAGCAACTATATGTTGATCTTAAAGATATGGGATATGATTGGGATTTGCTTTTAGAAACAAGAGGATGGTGGACATTAGAAGAAGATGGAAAACCACCGTTCTTAAGTTCAATGGATCTTCTCAGAATGCGTCAAAAGAAATACGTACCTTATTGGTATCCTAAAGATAAAAAAGCATTACTTAAACTCTAATTATTTAACTAACATAGAAATTATCATGAATACACAAACCGATACTAGTAAGACAGAAGAACAAATTAATCTTGTTGATGCCGTTACAAATATGTTGGCAGATGCAGGACACATGAGGTCACGTGACTGGTTGCGTTTTTTAAATCCAGATGCCTTTAATACAACAGACATGAACATTCAACGTTTTCTAATTAATCGCGCCATTAGATTGATTGTAGGTGATGTAGATTGTGAAAATACAATGGATGTTCGCTATTGCTTGGTTGATACTGGGCACATTAAAGATTGGCTGAGACTTTATAAATCAGAAGTTATTCCGTGCATGGTAAAACTTAATTTACCTAAAGCATTACATTAAGAAAGATATCCAATGGAAAAGAAATTGAATGTATTAGTTCCAACCACATTTCCAGAAGGAACAAGCACTTCAAATTCTGGTGTTGGAATGACGCAGCTACCGCCAGGTCACACTAAATTATCTGGCAACTCTGCTATTGCTAGTGTTGGTGCGGCTATGGTTGGTGGATTTCCAGGTCAGTTTCCTCAGAACACTAAAATTGAGAATAACTGGCTAAAAGATCCAAAGTTTAAAAAACCAGAATGATTGATGAACCAATAGGTAATTTTAGTCGACGAATTATTGTAGCTGGAACTAGAGATTATGGTGATTATGAATCTTTTTCAAATGTAATAAAAGACATAGTCTCTAGTACTCCCAATGAAAGAATTCTATTTATATCTGGCGCAGCTAAAACCGGCGCAGATGCTTTAATTATCCGTTGGTGTAAAGAAAATAATCATCAATGGATTATAGAATTCCCAGCTAAATGGCGATCGGATGATGGTACTCTATTAATGAATGCCGGTTATGTTCGTAATGTACAAATGAGTGAGGTAGCTACCGAACTCGTTTGTTTTTACGATGGCATATCAAAAGGTACTAAGCACATGATCGATATTGCTACAAAGAAAAAATTATCGATAACAATACATTTAATAGAAATCATTAAAGACGAAAAATTTACTTTTTTCTACGGTGCAGAGAATCCATTATCTCAACACTATATTTCTTATTTCACTGTAAAGAATATACGATTTAATTGTTGTGAACAGTTCATGATGTATTGTAAAGCTATGTATTTTAAAGATTTTGAAATAGCTGAAAAAATACTTAAAGAACATAGTCCTACACAACAAAAATATTTAGGTAGAAAAGTAAAAAACTTTGATGAACCTAAATGGATACAGAAACGAGAACATTTTGTATTTATCGGAAATTTAAATAAGTTCCGTCAAAATCCAGATTTAAAGAAATTCTTATTAGACACTAACGATACCGAATTGGTAGAAGCTAGTCAAAATGATTGCATATGGGGTGTTGGTCTATCTGAGAGCGATCCTAAAATTCATGATAAAAAGAATTGGCGTGGATTAAATTTACTAGGAAAAACTCAAGAAAGAGTTCGGCATAGACTAAGATTTGAAATACAATAAGGAATAGATAATGGAAAATGAAATCATCATTAATGGTAAAAAATTAGATGAAGAACAAGTCGGTGTGCTTTGTGGAATAATTACCACTTATGCTATTATGCCACCGGCCGGAAGCACAGCCGAATTAAAGAAAACATTTAGTGATCTTTTTAAATTATTAAAATAAATAAGGATAAACCATGAGTTCATTGCCTGGATATTTCCTTGAGGATTATATTAGATGGGAATATAATCTTTTAGTTGAAGATACATCGGATGCCAATAAATCATTAGCTATTGCCGATGTATTGGGAACTTCAACTCAAAAAAGATTAGTTCTTAATAAAGAAGAATTTTCAGAATTATTAAATATTTTTGAACCCTATCGAGAAACAGTTGAACGTCTGTTGTGCGATTTCGATGAAGAAAATCAGAGTTGGCGAGGTTATGCCGGTAACATTGATTATATTTTACCTGATCAATTAGATACGGAAGCATGGCAAATTATTAATCGAATAAAAGAAAGTAAGAAACCATGAATATTACTGGAAAACTAATATCGTTAGAAGGAATTGATTAATAAAATCTTTACCTAATTTAATTCAATTACATATTACTTAATTGTTAACATTTCAATTAAGGCATAGCAATGAATAACCAACATGAAGATTTTACCGACGGAATTGCAATTGATATTTGTTCAGAATGGCCAATATTAATTAATAAAATAAGTTATAGTGGCGCTTATTTAATTTATCACTATAAAACAAGAAAAATGTATATTGGACATACTTGTTGTTTATATAATCGCAAGCACCAACATACGTCTAGGTTAAAATCAAACACGCACTCTAATGCTGAATTACAAAAAACATATAACGATGATTCTAGAATAAGTTTTCATGTAATTCAAATTACGGACGATGAAGAAAAAGCTAAAGATATTGAACAACAGTTTTTAGATTTTTATTTTAATAAAGGTTTATTATTTAATAAAGATCCAAATGCTAGAAGCCATATTGGATCTAAAAAGTCTGACGAAACTAAAAATAAAATAAGTAATAAAGTTAAATTAAATTGGAAGGATCAGAAACATAAAAAACTTAAATCTGAGTTAATGAAAGATTTTTATTCTAATCCAAATAATTTAGAAAAACATAAAGAAAGTCGTAAATTATTTTCTAATGATCCTAACTTCATTAATAAACAAAAAATTAATGCTAATAAACAATGGTCTGATAAAGAATCTCGTAAAAATAAATCAGAAGAAGTAAAGCGTGCGTGGAGCGATCCAATACAAAGAGCAAAGAAACTAGCCATAGCAAAAGCTCGACGTAAAAAAGTTTCAGTTAATAATATTGTATTTAATAGTGCTGAAGATGTTGCTATTAAATACAATATCACAAAAGCTTGTGTTGTTGGTAGAATTTTATCTAAGAAAAAACCAAATTGGTTTTATTGTTAATTAAAGGAATTTTTTATGTGTAACAAAAATTATGGGAAGCTTATTTCCATGGAGGGAATCGATGGGTCGGGCAAATCATCGCATATTTCATGGCTAGCTGATGAATTTCGCAAACAAGGAAAAACAGTAGTCATAACTCGTGAACCTGGCGGTACTCCATTAGCAGAAAAAATTAGAGAACTTCTTCTTCACGAACCGATGACTGCTTTAACAGAAGCTCTACTATTTAATGCTAGTCGAAAAGAACATTTAGTCAATATCATTTATCCAGCATTAGAGCGTGGCGAATATGTTATTACTGACAGGTATTATGATTCTAATTATGCTTATCAGTGCGGTGGGCGCGGATTAGATGAACCGATATTAGATACATTAACAGAAATGGTTGATGCGCATATTCCTGATTTAACATTGTTATTCGATGTTAATATCGATATTGCCAAAGAAAGAATGGGTAATAGAGAATTAGATAAATTCGAATTGGAAAAAGCAG